AGTACTGGTTATCAGGTTATGAATCTCCTCTTTGAAATAGACCCTACCGATGTTATTGTTAATGAGTTATATGGAGGGCAGGAGATAAAAGTAGCAATTATTTTGATGAGAGAAACTGCTGAGATAGGGCCAAGAATTGATTTAGATTTACTCCTTATAACAGCAGACTTTCAACTAAATGAAAAAGCAACAGATTCGACTAATAAACAAAAAGATAGAGGAATGCTTACAGTAAGAACTGTTGTTCGCCCAGCATATCAAATACTTAATGGTTTAGTCAATGGTGTTTTTCTCGGATCAAATATTAATTCAATAGTTACTTCTTTAGCATCTGATCTTGATGCCAAAGTTGTTTTTGATACAGATTTTAGAAATGATGAAACTATTGATCAAGTATGTATTCCGCCAACTACATTCTATAAAATTATTAAAGAGTATGACAGAAATAATCCGGAAGTATTTGATGGTTTTCTTGATCAACGTTTTGGAATATTTGACGGAGTTCCCGCAGTTTTTTGCCAATATGATAAAACAGTGTATATAAAAAATCTGACCGCCAAAATGTCTAAAAGTCCTATCTTTACAATATATCAAATGGCATCAGATACTGAAGTAAAAAGAATGGAAGAAATTATTAACAAATCAACTGACGGAGAAACATTCTATACTTATGATACAATCCATACAGATTATTCTGCTAATGCAAAATTTGCTTCCTTAGCATCAGATATAAATCATATTGTCAAACCAAAAGATACATTATCTGTAACATTAAATCAGAGTTTAGAAAATGTTGCAGCAACTAATGGATTAATATTTCAAAATAAAATGATATTCAAGGACTCTGCGATTGATCGTAAAAAATATTATAATGAAGATACAGGAAATGAAAGTTCCTTAACTATTTTTAATTCAAGATTTTCTAGACAAGTAGCAGATCTTTCTACTATCTCTATAAACTTAGAACGAAACTTACCAGTACTTGGATTAATTCAAGTAGGAGAATGTGTTGATTTTAAACCTCTTATAGTTGACTACATGAATTTATCAGGAAAATATATTCTTTGGAGTGTAGACATAATGTTTACAAGACCAAGTACATGGGAAACTGTTGCAACAGTGAATTTAATTAGAACTAATAAAACATCTGGTCAAACAGTTAAACCACAACAACAGGATCTCGCTGCTGTTGCCACATTAAAAGAATTTGAAAGAGGACAACAATTAAATGAAACTGTGGGTCCGGCGCCTGTAGCTGCTACAAAAAATATAAACTGGGGTCGTATAGAAAGATTAAATAATAAAATTATGAAAGCTGAAAGAAACATAAATGAGTATTGTGGTGGCGTATTTGAAGCATTAAGTCCTTTCTTTAAGACCGAATGTTCTCTTTGGAGAAAGGAAATATCAGCTGCTAAATTTGCTATGGCAGAAGAAGCAGGAACAGGAGTAGAAGAAGCACAACAAATGTTAGATGCACGATCCGACCTTAGGATAAGTGAGCATATTAATGCAATAAAGGTTTCAGAAAATAAACAACAGGTTAAACCATATCAGGAAAAATCAAAAGAAACACTCGCAGGGATATCTACAAATCAGAAAAGAATAAACGAGTTACAAAAGAAAATTGATAACTGTAACGAGCTGTTAGACATTGGTATTCAAAACAGAGGTTGTAGCCACAGAACACAAGAAAGAGATAAAGCAGAACTTCAACGATTAATAGCAGAAGAAAGGGGTCGATAACTATTTTTTAGAACAAAAAATAAAGGAGTAGTCTATGGAAGAAGTTATCGTTACAAAGGATGACGAGATACAAGTTATTGCTGACGAGTATGTTTCCGAATATTTGAAATGTAAAGCAGCGTTTGAATATTTCTGTGAACACTACGTCCTTATTGAAGTTCCTGGTGCTGATGCTCATTTAAAACCATATCAAAAACAAAAAGAGTTAATCAACCTGGTTGAGTCAAAGCGCTATGTTTTAGTTTTGAAGAGTCGGCAAATCGGTATTTCGACAATTATTCAAGCATACGCCGCCTGGTTAACAGTCTTTTTCGATAATGCAGTAATTGGTATTATTTCTAAGGATGGAAAGGAAGCCACCGACTTTGCAAGAGCAATTAGAGGAATGGTTGAAAAATTACCTGATTGGATGAAACCTCCAAAAGGTCCTCTCGGAAAAGGTTTTGCAAAAAGAACAGAACAATCATTCATCCTTACAAATGGTAGTAAGGTATATGCTTCACCTGTTAATCCAAATGCTCCTGATAAAACTCTTCGTGGTAAGGCGATTACTTTCTTAGTTATTGATGAGGCAGCATTTGTTCATCATGTTGATACTGCTTGGACTTCAATGGTTCCTGCTTTATCAACTAATCAGATGCAAGCCAAAAAAGCTGGAGTACCATTTGGAACAGTTGTCCTTTCAACTCCTAATAAAACAATTGGAGTTGGTCAATGGTATTTTAATAGATATACAAAATCTATTTCTAGAGATGATATTTTTGAACCATTTGTTATTCATTGGAAAATGATTCCTGAACTTGCAGATGACCCTGATTGGTATGAAACACAATGTAGACTCTTTGATAATGATCAAAGAAAAATTGCTCAGGAACTTGAACTAAAATTCCTACCAGCAGAGGGATCATTCTTTGAACCCGAAACAGTAGAGAAAGTTCAAAATTCAGTTAGACAACCAATGGAGAAAATAAGAATCTTCAATGGCGAACTTTGGAAATTTGCAAATACATTACCAAATAGATATTACATAATGGGTGTTGATACCGCCCCTGAGCATGGGGATGATAAATCTGCTGTTACTGTTTGGGACTATGAAACTATGGAGCAGGTTTGTGAATATCAAGGTAAATGCAAAGTTTTAGATTTTGTCAAAGTTGTAAAAGTTTTAGCAGCACAATATCCTGGTCTAATTGTAGTTGAATCAAACTCATATGGAAACCAAGTAGTTGAGCAATTATATGCCAGTGAGTTTTCAACTATGGTATATAAAGAAAAACGAGGTCAACAAACATTGTTACCTGGTTTAGCAACAACTTCAAAAACAAGACCATTGATGATTGATGCTCTATATTCATATATTACTCAGTTCCCAGAAATTGTAAGATCAGAAAGACTTGCCCTTGAAATAACTGGGTTAGTATCAAAACCAAGCGGAAGAGTTGAAGCAGACATTGGTTGTCATGATGATTTAGTACTTGCTTCATCATGTGTTATGTATGTTAGAAAATATGATCCGCCAATGTTAGTTGGCACTGCTGAGTTCTCCTCAGTTGAATCTGAAATTACAGAAGCTCTGAGGAAAAACATTTCTGTGTCAGGAGAAATAAGCAATGAAATGATAATGCGTAATGTTAAAGATAATATTCAAGACATGGGTGGATTTATAGATACTTTAACTATGTTTGAAAAAAGATAAGGAGATAAAACAATGCCTGAGTTAGATCTCAATTTAGAAAATTTTGTATGGGATGAGGATCAATTAAGTGAAGTATTTGCTTCTCCAATTGGTTTAAAACCTGTTGTAAAAATTGATGGAGCACCTTTATACGGTTCAGATAGATTAAATGAAAGTTATCTCAAAGCGATAGAAAAATGTGGAAGGACAAGTGCAGCTTCTCTAAAATTTAGAGGGTTGGTTGAAAAGAAACGAATCGTCCCTTGTTTTCTAACTAAAAGTCTTCTCAGTTTTGTTGCATGGAAAGTATTTGCTCCAGTTCATATGCAATCTATTATGGGATTTTATGATCCAACAAAAACAAAAAGAGTTTATATTCTCATTCAAAACAATGCTAATATATTCTCTTTTGTATCTAATGATTTTTTGGCTAAACTATCTATACATGAATTAATGCATATGATGGCAGATCAAAAGACAAGTGTATTTATGAATATGTTTAGTAATGAATTGTCAGCATATTATAGAGAACTTTTTCAAATGATTTTCTCAATTAATAATTTAGATAAGGCACGAGTTGATAAGATCCTAAAATTTGTATTTATGGACATCGAAAGAAAATCGGAAAAATTAACCAACGGTACTTTAAATAAATATCAAGCTTTGATGAAAAAGGAACTTTCATCAGTATCAACTTTACCACCACTTAAATTTGATGAGATGCTACAAGACTACTTTACAATTATAAAATTATATCTAACAAATGTTGCTAAATTTTTTGCATCCCGTGATAAGTTTAGACATATTTTAATGCCATGTTACCTGGCATATAAAAATGCGTTTAATATGAAAAACTTATCTACTGTATGTATTCAGGAACTTATATTCCCATCAGAAGTTATTTGTATTCTGTCGGAAGATATGAGATATGGAAAGAAAGCTTTAATAGGAGCTGCAAAGCTCTAAGGAGATTTAATGTATGGCTGATATTCCTAGTAAAACGCCACCGGGAACAGACCTGCTTATGCAGCAGTCTAAATCAACTGCCTCGGATAGAGCGAAGAGAATCAACTCACTACATAAACACGTCGATAAAATTGTTGTCGAGCAAAATCGAAAAAACCTACAAATTTCAAAAGATACTGACACGTTATCGAAACAAAAAGAAAGATTAAGACGTGAGTTAGATTATGCACGCTCGGACATCTCTAATGAATTAGCGCAAGATTATAATAAAGTTGTTAAAGGTCTTGGTTCTACAATTCAACAGATGTCTATTGGGATGAAAAATATAAGCGTCTCAACAGCTCAAGCAACTACAAATGCTATTTCACAATATGGAAAAGCAATTGGTCAAGATATAAATATCAATAAAACAAACACTGTTGCAATGGCATTAGCTAAAGCAACTCCACTATTTGGATATTTTGCTGCTAAGTTTATGGAAACAGATGTATTCCAAGGAGCAGCAAGAAAGATAAGAGATAAAATCGGTTCAGCTATGGTCTCTGGACTTTCAGCTGCCGGTCGAAAAATATCAGGTCTATTTCAGAGAGATACTCCACGTGAAAAGATGGGGAAAAGACAAAGAGAAATTGGAGCTCTTTCATCTGAGGTTGCAGCACTTAAAAAAGAAATTCAAGGCAAACCTCCTGCGTTACAGACAGGTGGGTACGTTAAAAAGGGCGGCGTTGTTCAAGTTCATGCCGCAGAAGTAATCGCCCCCGTTGATACGTTAGTAAAAGAGATTACAAGTAGTATAGCTATGCAGCAAGAAAAAGATAGACGATCATTCATTAGAACTTTTGTGAAAGAATATAAAGGTGCTAAACTTGATGATAAAACTCAAAATTGGCAAGATAGAATGCTTAAAGCAATTCTTGAATTAAAAATATCATTCATTGGTACTACATCAAGATTACGAATTGCATGGCAAAGAACCCTTCTAGAAAATCCAGCATTCAGAGGAATGTTAATGTTCGCCGAGGGATTTAAGTTAGTTCTCGGTGCTCCTATTAAATGGTTATTTGGAGCTAGAGGTGGATACTTATCAGATGTAAAGAAAGCTACTGCAACTGACAACGTATTTCTGAAAGTAGCAAACCTTCTTGGTGTTCTTTATACAACAGCAATGCCAAAACTGGATGCTATTGCTAAATACACAAGAGTATCTGCAACTGTAGCTGCCGGTTATGAACCAACTGCGCCTATAATGGATAAATACACAATGTTCCAAAAGGTCAAGGGGTTTTTGAAATCTAGAAAAAAAGGAAAAGGATTAGGAGTTGAAGGTTTAAAATCGAAAGGGTTTGATACGATTCTCAAAATGGCCGGGGTAAGTGATGATGAAATAGGAGAATTTCATAAGAGTGGCGGCTTCAAAGGAATGTTTGGTTTGGGTAAGGAAGCCGCAGAATCTGCAAAAGGTGGATTAGGAAAAGGGAAAGAAGCTGCAGAAAAAGGTTATGAGGAAGTTAAAGGGATGGTCAGTGATATTAGAAAACTTAGAGAAATGAAAACTGATCAAGAAGAAAGAGAAGGTCCTCATTCTCCAAGCATGGCTGAACGTATTAAAGATATGGCAGAAACAGGTAAAAAACAATATGTAGATGTGAAAAAAAGAGGTGGTGAACAATTAAAAGAAATAACCAAAAGTAGAAAAGCTCAGGAACTTCAAAATAGTTTCTTAGGACGAATGGCAAAAAGACTAAAAAAGTTGGGTGGTAAGATGTGGCAATTTGCTATGTTTGCCTTTAGTATGTTTCAAAGTATTGTTAGTGGCGGCGTTAGAATGATAGGATGGATTCTTGGTCCTATTTTAACTCAACTTGGAATCAGAGGATTATTTAAAAAAGGCGGAAAGGGATTTGTGTCACACGCCGGGAAAGGAGCTAAAGCAGCCAAGGGACAGGCTGGAAAAGCTGGAAAATTCGCTAGCCAGACAGGACGAGTTGCTAAAACGGCAGGTCCTAAAGCTGCTGGTAAATTTGGAGCAAAAGGAGTTGGTGCAGCTCTTAAAGGTGGAGCTAAATGGGTCGGAAGACTCGGTCTTAATGTAGGAAAAGCTGCAGGTAGAGCTTTTGTACCACTTGGCGCAGCAATAGGTATCGCTGAGGGTGGATGGGACGCAGTTAGTATAATGCGAAATCCACAAGGATTTGTTGGAGGTGTGATTACTAGAGGACTTTCTGCATTCTTAGGGGGTAAAGGGTCTGGAGCTTCTGGTGCATTAAGCGGAGCTCTTAAAGGTGGAGCAATTGGAGCAGCTGCTACAGCTTGGTTAGGACCTGGAGCCTTAATAGGAGGTGCAATTGGAGCAGCTGCCGGTGGTATCCTTGGTTTTATTGGCGGTAAAAATATCTCTAAAGCAATTGATTTTGTAGTAAAACCAGTCAAAAAATTAGCTAGCGCTGTTTGGAGAATAATAACATTTCCAGTTAAGTTGGTAGGGCAAGTAGTAAAATTCTTTAAAAGATATCTAACTGAAACAGAGACTGGAAAGAAGATATGGAAACAAGTTAAATTCTGGGCTCCTAAAATAATGTTCCCACCATTAATGATGATATGGGCAGCTAAGAAAGCATTTGGAATGTTTAAAACTGCTGTTGGAAAACTGTGGGATAAAGTTAAAGATACATGGTTTGGAAAAGGAGTAACAGCAATTTGGGATACCATGATGATAGCAGTTAATAAAGCTAAGGAAGTTGCTAGCATGGTTGGGGATGCATTAGGTAGAGTTTGGGATGATGTAAAATCCGGATTTATGAGTGTTGTTGGTATGTTTCAAGCAATTCCACAAGCAATAAGAGATATGCATAACTGGATTGTTGACAAAATCACAGGTATTCCATTTATTGGAAGGTTCATAAAAGGTATTAAGAAATTTGTTGCTGATGTTGAGAGTGGAACCCTAGCAGACAAAGGTATCAAGGCTGTCAAAACAGCAGAAAAAAAGAAAACTTTAGATAAGTATTATAGTAACATTAAAGAAGGAGAAGCTGGGAGCAAAACAAATAGGTATCGTACTGTTGATCGACTGAGAGGGGAATCACAGAAAGAGCATCGACAACGTACAAAGATGGGAATGAATATAGCTCTTAGTACTCTTGGTGCATCTGGTGGTACATGGACCAATGGTACTTTAACTAGAGCTAAAATCAAAGACGTCTGGTATGATGTTGTTATTGGTGGAGATGGTCAACTCAAAGAACTAAATCTGTCAACCGATCAAACCGGAACAGAACTTGGGAAAAAGTTGGGGCAAGAAGAAGCATCAAGACGAAGTTTTGATCATAGTTCAAGAAACGCTCAAACAGGAGCTTTAACAGACAAGATGGGCAAAACTGGTGAAGCAACTGTAAATGCAACAAATGTATCTAGTAGCAATGTAGTATCCTCTGTTAATAATATATCACATAGTCAACCCAGAAGTGGAAATAATTGGAGTAGAGGATTCGGTTCAGGTAACGGATATGCATCTGATGTTGAAAGGTGTAACATCAGTTAATAGGAGAAAATATGGCAACAAAACAAGCTGATAAAAATTTAACAATGAATTTAACCCCAAACTTGGGTGCATTTGGCATGCCTCCGTCATCATATGTTAGTGATGATATGATTAGAAATAGTATGCCTGTTATTGAGTTCTGGCCTGCCGAACCGAAATTTTCTACAGGATTATCCCTCTTTCAAATGAATGAAAGTGCGGGGAAAAATAAATATCTCGAAATTTTGGCAAAACATGGGTTCACCACAACCCTTCCAATAAGAGCTGGATTTATTGCTGATAACTTTCCGACTGATACATTTTCAAATGAATATACAGAAACCTTCTTACAAAAATTTACTGATGTTGCTTCTTCTGCTCTCGGACAAATAGTTCAAATGTCTGGGCAAAAGAATGCTACTGGCGCTGTAAAAGAATATGGGCAAGCCGCAATAAACGCTGGGGAAGACATTAAAGGACCAATTGGAAAAGTGCTTTCTATGGGTGGTGAAGCGGCTCAAGGTATGGTAGCGGGATTGAATAAATTTTTAGAAAACAAAAGTGGTGATACAAGTGGAATGGGAAATATGCTTCGTGGGTCTGGCGGTTTGATAAATAAAATGTTAGCTGGTCATAGAGTTGACTTTCCACAAATCTGGTCTAATAGCGGTTATACTCCATCATATAGTGTAACAATAAGATTGTTCAATCCATTACCAGGAAGTATTGAAGCAACCAAGAGATATATTGTTGGTCCTCTTGCTTGCTTCTTATGTTTAGCAACTCCAAGAACAGATAATGGTCATTCATATAGATGGCCATTCTATCACAGAGTTAGAGTCACTGGACTATATGAATTAAGTCCAGCAGCTATAACTAATATCACAATTGTAAAAGGTGGAGATCAACAACAAATTGCATTTAATCAAAATTTAGGGATGTGTGACGTAAGAATTGATTTTCAAGCTCTGCATAGAAGTATGGTATTAGAAGAAACACCAGATGGTAAATTTAATAAGAGACCAACAGTGAGAAGATATTTAGATGAATTGTCAATACAAAATAGTAGTAGATTTGTTAGAAGGGATAGAATGAATGAAAATATTAGAAATATAGTTGGCGATGGAACAGGCCCTCCAACTGGACCTTCTAGGGATGAAAGAGAAGAATTACTAATCCAAAAAAATCAAGCCGCTGCAAAAATGCAAAAGCAAGTAGCAGAAGTACTTCCGGTGGGTCAAAGAGTACCAACACCACAGGAATTATTAGAAGCAGCACTAAAAAGAGAATCAGATCGCAACTTCATACCGAATGTTCGTGGTACTTCATTGATCTAACAAACAGTATTCTTAAATACCATAGTTAAATAGTAGGCGAGAAATAAATTATGAAGGAATTGTGTTTGTGAGGTTAATTGATTATACTTTTTATTATAACCAATTTCTTTAAGAATATCAATAAGTAAAATATTAATCTGTTGTTTGAAGTAGATTTTCATTCTAGTTCTTTTTATTGACATTAACTTTCTAACAAAAGGATAAAACTTTTTTCCGCATAAAGAATCCGCATCTTCCAAGTCTTTCACATATAGTTTATATACAGTTCTTAGATTATCAACATATTTAGTATTATTTAGTTTATTGACTATCTGTGTCGCAAGAGAAGTACTAATTCTAGCTTCCTTTCTAGCTGCCATCATCGCCTTATTATCAACGTGTCTATAAACAGTAATCTTTTGAACAACTTTATCTATCAGTCTAGTACCAGTTTCTTTCGATACGGTCTGAAATGCATTTTCATTTTCTTCATCATCTGACGGCATTTCTTCAGTTTTAAGACCAACACCTTCCTTAGCAGCTTTATGATATGTTACAGCAAAACTTCTAACGCTTTGTTCAAGTCTATTACGACTCTCTTGCATAAATTTAGATATTAAATCAAGATCATTTTTTTCTAATGCTTTAGTCCATCTTCTTATCATTTCATCGGATAAAAAGAACAAAGCATTTGGGATTGTTTTTTCTCTAGAAAATAGATGTGTTCTTGTTAGAGTTTCTAATGCATATTTAAATGCATCATCAATACAATATGGAAACCATTTTCGCATTAAGTTTGCATAATGTCTGACAATATAGAAAATCATCAAGTTGCGGTACCCAATCTTGTCTCTCCTTTTTATATAACGTTGCATAAGGAAAACATAAAAATTAGCGAGTGGATCCATTTGCGCCATAAATTTAGCTTCTTTTCTTCCTGCCCATCTTCTTTTCGTAAATGCTTTTATTTCCTTTTCACTTAGTCCAGTTAATCTAATCATTTCATAATAATGTTTTTTAACCTCAGGATAGAAACACGGTTGAGAAAGTGAACTTAAATTATGTGACACAGCGTTCACAATAATTCGTTTTAATCGTGACTCGTCTACTTTAAGTTGTTTTACTAGTTCATCCATATTATATCACCCTAACTATAATTTCATCCTGGATAAAATATATATACTCAGGACCATATTTTAATAACTGATCTTCTGTTAAATCTCTTAACTCAAAGTTAAAGTAAATACTTGTCTCAGGTTGTATAAGAGTACAGTGACTAACACCATCAACATTCTGCACTACATCAATAATTTCTGAACGAAATATCTCTATATTAGTTCCAAACCTGTCAACAAACGCATCGTAGATAGTCCCTTGTACGTCTGTAATAAGCGATGAAAGAGTCCCACTATACGTTGATGATCTAAACACCTCAACTTCAATAATCAGAGGACAAGTATAAGCTGGCAATGGAATCCACCCTTTAACTGAATAAGTATATTTTGCTGCCTTATTAGTAATATACGCAATGCTATCAGAAACAGGTTGAGAATATGTGAATATTAGTGCTGTTGCATCAACACATTTAGCAATATAATCTTCGTATTCGCCTTCCTCAGTAATAATAAAACGATCATCTACCTCACACGACAAAGGAAGGGTAGGCAAAATATCTACTATATCTGAAATGGTTGGTTCATTTAATAGCATATTAAGCAACGGACCATAAGTGTTTGTGAATTTAGTATTTGAAAAATCTGTAAGCATTCGATAATCATTTAGATCCATAGTACTGATTAATTTTTGCATAACCTCAAGTTCAAATGCTCTCTGATCTATATCATCATAATATTCTGATTGTATCACAGGAACATCATAAACGTAAGTTGCTGAACTATCAAAATCTACATTGGATCTCATAAAGTCGGATAAATCATCTCTGAATGTTACTTTATTGGAATATTTTACAATTGGATCACCTAATGGGTCACTAATTGTAAACTCATAAGTCTGCTCACCTGAGGGGATATCAGTATAAGGATCAAAGGTATATACAAAGTAACTTGCTGTTGCATCGTTTGTCATAATTTTTGTGGATCCGCTTGATGCGATAACCATATCACAAGTAGCTTGATCCATATCAACTTCAGATCCTTTATAGTGTAATTTAAATATCCCTTCTGTTCCTTCTCTTATAACCTCAATCAGATCAGCATAAATATCATAATCATTTGGGTAACTTGTTTCGATTGCAGGTATTAATGAAACTTCATAAATAATATAGTCATAATAACCAACAGAGTTTAAATAATCAATTCTGACTTCAAAAAGTGTTAGATAATCAGTATCACCAATTGTTATTGTAGTGTCTCTCGCAATTCCGGTCGTACCCAAAGGAAGTGTAAAAAATACATTACGGGTTGGAACTAAATTGGATGTTTCGGTCTCACTTGAACCAAAAAGGATTCCGCTAAATAAAGATATTTCATTGACTTGAAGATCTGATCTCTTCAAAACAGGAAGAGCATTTTGTGCTAAAGGAGAATCAGGAACAATAACATTGATAACAGTATAGTCATTTTCAGTTACTAATCTATTAAGAGCAGTCAAAGCATCAATAGAATTTCTTCTAACTTCTTCTAACGATTCTTCATCCTCACCACCATACGCAGAACTAGAATTAATAACGTCATAGTCAACAACCTGATTCAATCCAGCTAAATTGGTTAAATATATTCTATCGCCACTTCTTATTGCACCGGCAATGACGTTTCCAGTTTCACCTTGAGTTACTTGTGATGTAACTAAAACACTTGAACCGGCAACAGGCTGAACTCCAACTAGACCATTACCAAATGTTAATCTTCTCCCAATATCAGTTCGCCTAGAAACATACCCTTCATCTGTATCGTCCATTAAAAATAAACTTTCAAATTCTGACCAAATTGAATACCCTGCGCTTCCAGGTTCTTTAATTTCAACTTCTAACCCAGCAACCTGTCCAGAAATAGGAACATCTAATGTTACAAATTGAAAAGGTAATGTGTCGCTATCAATTTGAAATTCTTGTTGTATTTCTTCGACTTGCCTAACTGGTAAAACAAAACTAAAATTTTCTGAAGTAATACTGACAGGTAAATTGAATCTTACATTGCCTTCCCTTACTTGAATTTCAACTGACGCGTTATTTGTGACTGTGATTGTTGTTATATAATAAGTACGAAAGATAATTTCACCATCGGCTGTATACTTAAAATCTTCTGGTATAATAAATTGAGTGATTGGATCATCAAACCCAAAAGGTATTGTCATTAAAACATCTGCTGTAGCTGCTGTGGCTTCTCTGGTGTTATAACCAAGGAAAGCAGAAAGATTTAAAATTGATTCAGGTAGTTGTGCTTTAGTTAAGAAAAATTCTCTGTATGCTGATAACTGATAAAATAGAAGGTTGGCAGTTAACGTAGATAGTGTATCAATCATAAAACTTAAAAATGACGATTTCGTAAGATCTACATTTTCTAGTTCTAAGTATAGTTTAGCTCTATCACTTATCTGTTCTCTAATAGAATCCCTAGATAAGTATATTTGACTTGACAGTGTTTCAGCCATTCTTTATCTCCCTTAACAAGACACTGGTTGCCTTGGTGTATAATAAAACCCTACTCTTTCATCATGCAGATTTTTCAGAGTTGGTCTCAATTCTGCATCCTTTACTAACAACCTTGCCATAAATTCAGCATCAGATAATGTATGAATTTTTTTGTCGTATTCTACATATGAATACACGTTCTCAACTTGTGCGTCTACAGAAGCTAAAGTTTCACTTTGGAAAGTTTCTACTTTTAGTTTCCAATATCTACGATCAGTATTAGCAGAAATTTCAACTCCAGAAACAACATAAAGCGGGTAAACATCATTTGATGGTCTCATAAATCGTTGTTCTACTTTGATAATATCTTGTGGGTAAGGAACAAATCCGTGTGTGCTAGGAATTACAAATGTGGTTTCGTTGTCTTTATTATATCCAGTTTCCTCACCATCAAATGCTGTTGTTACTTGATCCATATAATAAACAGGAAGAACTAAAATTTTATTTCTTTTGATCCCGGATAAGTCACCCGTCCATTCATAAGGACCGCCGAAAAGATCTTCATCCTCCCAAATTGTGCTTGGAATATTCATGTTATAATAAGTTACCAAAAATCTAACAACATCTTCTGCATAAAAATCGTAAACTAGATTTTGATACTCATGAATATAGAAGTACAATCGCTCATATTTTTGAGTTGACATTATATAATACCTTTTTTCCTTTTGTAAGTATCAAGTCTAATTCTAGCTTCAACTTCTTTAAGTCTCCATTTTTTATGAAGTTTCCCAAGTTTCTTTTCACATTTTACAGACTTCTTCCTTCCAGAGCACTTTCTTCTCTCATCTTCAATATATCTTATTGTCCATCTAACGCCCATAACTTTGCATCGTTTATGGCAATAAACTTTATCATCTTCAGATTTTAATTTAGCACACTGTACTGCGCATTTGTATGCATTTAAATCAGTTAAGTGAACCATTGCTAAAACTAAACCTGGCAATGGAACAATTGCAGCTGCTGCCACAAGACCGATTGATAAAACTTTTTGAGTAAGAGGTTTTGTCTTCGGAGCTTTTAATGTTTCTTCAATTACTTTTTTTTTAACAGCGTTATATAGATATAAATGTTCTTTGAATGTTAATCTGTCTCGTACCTCTTCGCTTTCATATATTACCTTGGCAAGTCTTGAAGGTTGAATGTTAGCACTAGCTGCTAACAATTTTGCTCTTTTACTCAGTTCCTTTCCCCTTGATTTTCGTACCTTTTCAACTTGACCTGCTCTAATAGATCGTAATTTTACCAATAGACTTTGAAGTTTTTTGCTCCACTTCATATACTGTTTCATTAATCTCTTTTCACATTTTTGAGGATTTGTAAATTGTCTACATTTTGCTATTTCAGATCTAAGTTCATTTACAAGATCCCTAGCAGCTTGAATCTGACATTCAAGTTTGCATGCTTTTCTTTTTGCAGACATTGGCATATTTCTAAAACATGCTCTCTCGCATGGGTCTGTAGCTTTTCTGAATAGATATAAAGCAAACATAGCAAGACCGGGAGCTTTGAGTAATCCAACTTTCAATCCTGCTGATTTAAGACCCAACGTTGCACCTGCTACTCCAGCAAGCCCATATTTTAAAAATTTGCTAAACTTACCTTCAAATTCTCTAATGTCTTCAGAGAATACTGTTGCTATACCTTCATAATCTAAAGACATTATTTCGCCGCAAAGTTCCAGGTGCTCTTTAAATGTAAGATTGTCTTTGAGTAATTTATCCTCAATTGCAAATTCTAACAGAAATTGTCTACCAACTTCGGTTATTAATTTCCTATCCATGTTAGCTCCCCTATTAAGTTGTTGCTTCTGTATCTGCTACTTCAAAGAATTTAAAGTATGCATTTTCATCAATAACAACTTCAAGTTCTCCTTTGGCTCCTTGATACTCAACATCTATAGCAATATCAAATCCTTTTAAATTAGATAAAAAATTTACAGTAATATCTTTAATTATTGCTCGATCATCATATAAACTCAACGCCCCAACAACTTCATCAATAATTGCATCTACTGTTGTATCATCACTAGGTTCAAAAACCATTTTATAAAGATCACTACCGTATTCTGGATCAAATTGATATGTTCTTTTTGGAGTAATTAGAATATTACTCCATGATGCTATTATGACTTCAATATCAGAAATTCTTTTAAAGTCACCTGACACATCAATTTTTGACAAATAATCCCCAATTTTTTTATTGGAACCTACAACTGTTTTTTGAAATCGGGTTAATAAATTTGGCATATTTAATCCTAGAATTTCTTATTTTTTAATTTTTGTGATTCCTCATCTATTTGCTTTTGCTTTTCTTCTTCTAACTCTGCTTTCCATTTGAGGTAATCATAAAACTTCTTAACTGGCATGGCCATAACATCTATATATGATTGACGACTTAATTCCATGCAAGCATAAACATCCAGGGAAGAGGATTTTCTATAAATCTCGACAGCATCGTCACTGCTATCACTCCGCCCCATATAATGAACGAAAAAAGTTTTCGACTAAGTCAATATCGTGAACTTCTTCATTACCACATGCCGGACAATAACTTTTCATTTTGAGATCAATTCCAAATGCACCAAATTGTTTCTCATATGTTTTGTAAATGGCTCGTTTATCTTTAGCAGGTAATGTAAGATATGCATCAATGATATCCGCCTTATCTTTATATACAGCTGGTTCAGTCTTATCTGGAATATCTTCCTCAAAAGACTCAATGATGAGAGTTTCAGTTATTAAGTCCATTGTACTGTTTGGTCTTGAACTCAATGACTTCATACTTGCAACTTCATCAAACAAGGTCGGTTGCTTAATCATAGCGGACACACCCTTGGATGCTGGTAAGTCAACTCTTACTCTTGCTTTTAAAATATCATTTCGAGGATACGGTTTATAATTAAATGTATCTGATGCTTTAACTGTTACTGGATATTGTTTAGAACAACCTCCACATTTGAGTTCATAGTTTCTAATCTCTTCATATGTAATATGATATAAACCATATAACAAAGCATCCCTATCTTTTAATGTTACATTTTTTAGGAATGTATCAAGATTTTTAATTATATCGGGTTTTTTGACTATAGATTCGAACAGACATTGATTTAAATGTTCCGCGATTTTTTGTGGAGAAATCATACTCCCTTTTAGCTTTTCTTCTTCTTGAACATTCAAACTTCTTAATGTGAATGTGTGTTTTGTTTGAGGTGTTATTACCTCGTACTCCGGGTACGTAATGTTAAATCCTGTAAATGGCATTGTTTGATCTCCTTTCCTTTCGGATCTATTTAATACTTCTATTTATAATGTTAAAGCAGTCCATCTATCATGGACAATTTGCTCTGCTAACTCATCCAACTGTGTTACTTTTCCATCCATGATAAGAGCTTTTATCTGTGCATCAGTCGCATCATGTTCGATGAAATTCATGAGTTGGAGTTTTGCCGCTTTTGTCATTTTGGAATCTCTAACAGACTCAGCAGCAAATAATCTTAGTTCTAAGTCTCTTCTCATTTTTGGCTCCTTGTTAAAACATTTTTGATCTTAACTTTATCAATTGTTTTTCAACAACTTTTATATTTTTAATAAATTTTTCTCGACATTTTTTCGGATCAGCAGTTTGATTACATTTTCCAGCTTCCGTTTTAAGGACAGTGATTTTTTGTTGATATGCTCGCATTGTATAAACTTTCATACAGAGTTTCTTTTCTTTACCTGTCTTTTCAGCACATGCTTTAGCTGCTTCTCCAAAGTATTTAGTAAATGCTTTTGTAGCTAACCCAATTGCCGCACCCCATACAACTCCGCTAGCATAGTAGGCAGCAACTGGAGCGACTTCTAATATAGAATCTAACTCCAGTTCCTGCTCAGGTGAAACATTACCAACCTTTCCCTCTACTATGAATAACTTAATCTGAGGTTCAGTTGCTTCTTTCAAAAAGTTAACCAACTGTAATTTAGCTGATCTACTAAGATCAGAATCATGAACCATCAAATGGGCAACCAATTTAAGGTTTATCATATTATAATCCTTATGTATTATACGCTAGAACTGCGCTCTTACTACCCTTGAATATACCTTGAGCGAATCCTTTACACTTATTATAAACCCAAGGTTCATGCCAAGCATAATCGACGTTAAACTCAATTTCAACATCCAGTCTTCCAACAGTTTCTACATCACTTGTAAATAAATCCTGTGGATCTTTTGCTGGAAACATACCATCATAGCATGCATAATATTCAATTGTAACACCATCAGGAGCTGTAGTCCAGTAGTACATTAGACCGGCATATGTTCTCTTTGAATAACCAGCACCTTCTGCACCATCTTCTAGATCTGGAGAAGATACACCAGTTCTATAATCTCTGATTAATTTAACCCATCCATGCATAACATCTAGGATTGGAGTCTTATTAAATTCAAAGAATTTTACAGATACTGTATTCCCATAATCAATGTTACCAGGTACTGCCCATTTTACTCCACCCAATCCAGTATACTCAACCTTATTTAGAGTTCCGCCTGGTGGTGTAACAGAAAGGCATGATGCTGCTAATACTTTCTTTATTTCGTCTTCATTTTGAATACCGCTTCCACCATCAATACCAGCATTGTTTAACTGGATAGCTTGTGGTAGTAAATTAGGAATCTTATCAAACCAAATAAAGTGATATCCAGTTACATAAGGATCAGCAACTCCAATAGATGTTCCGCCTAGTTTTCGGGTATAAAAATTAGACTGTACTTCCGAAAATGAACTTTTCATTTTTTATGACCTCCGCGTTGCTTCAGCAACTTTATAGTTAATTCGTTTTTTGATAACTTTGAGAACTGCAGCCCAATTCCCATTCTGTATATGAATCGCTTTATCATCAATATAAAAATCTGCTGCTAATTTTTCTGCTGTAATTCTGTCAAAATGAATCCCGTGCTTGTTCAACCACTTTCCTACTTTTTGGATCTCTTTTTTGTGATCGCCGCCTTGTTCGACAGCATTTCTTTGTGACGCACGAGTGGTAAAAATAACTATTTCGTAACCTAATCTTTTTAACCATTCAATAACTTTTCTCGAATCTGCAAATGGATCGTCATAGATAGTACCATCATCATATCCTTTCGAATATTTGTGAATGGTTCCATCTAGATCAATCATTACTCTTCTTGGTATATTTTCAAGTTTATTCTCAGGATGAATTGATCGTATTATTTGTCTTTTCTTTTTCCGTTTTGGTACTTCCGGGAAGGAATCAATAGGAAATAAAGACTCTGATCCAAAGTCTATTGGTTCAATATATTTTTTTCCCATAAATACCACAACCTCATTTTATATTTTGTTCTTAGAAACTACAAGTAAAAGATCTTAAAACTATATATATTAATAAGTAATATAAAAAGGGATTCTTATTTTAACTACTAACTCAAAAAGAGGGGGTATCATGTGGGAAGGCGAACAAGTAGTAGCATAGGTCTGATGCCAATTGTTATAGCGTTGTTTTTCGGATACAATTTATTTTTTGATGACGATGATGATAAAGAAGTTGATGTTACAGAGGAGTCAACTGAAATTGTCGATGAAATCAAAGAGGTAATTGAAGATGTTAAACCCGAGATTCAAGAAGCAATCAATAAGGCAAAGGAAATTTTGGCAGAAACGGCAGAAAAATTGACTAAAGAGGAAGGGGAAGATAATGAAAAACTCGAAAAAGATACCGAGAAAGACCCTCCCGAGATCGAAACTGATGAACCAAAACCGGAGGAAAAATCCGAAGAAGGAGTCGCATTATGATGAAAAAAATTCTCAAAAAAGCTCTTAGTATTTTAGTCAAGATTAACAACTGGGTGGACAGAGACACCGATAAAGAGACCACCTCAATCGTTACCGGGATTATCATCCTGGTGGGAATTTTAGTTTTACACAAATCATTTGTATTCATCTTTGCTGCAATCATTATCGCCAATCGTGTTATTCACCGATTTGGATATTGGCGACGATGGGAACTCAGGATGGTTATGGAGGGAGTCGGTACTAAAGAAACAATTGAAAAAGGGAGTGAAGATGACGCAGAGGCCAAAAAGAAAGATTAAGTGCTTTATCAATGATGACTACGAAATCTTCTTTGATCCGTCAACTGGCGTTGAAATGATGAGGGGAGCAAATGGGAAACCAGATCCATTCTCACTACAGCTTCCCTCATTATTAGACATTGGTATAATGGGGACTTGTGTAAACAACTGTCCATTTTGTTATCAAGGTCATGAAAACAAACCGAATATGAAATTAGAAGACTTCAAATGGATCATTGATCAAGTAAAGCATCATACAAACCAAGTCGCATTGGGAGGTAGAGGTGATCCCAATAAACACGAGAACTTCAAAGAGATCATTGAATATGCCCGAAACAATAATGTCGTTCCAAACTATACGACAAGTGGGATTGATTTAACAGATGATCAAATTGAAATCTCGAAAATGTGTGGTGCAGTAGCTGTGAGCGAATATCGAACTCCAGTTACATATGAAGCTCTCAAACGATTTATGGATGCAGGAGTTAAAACCAACATTCATATGATCTTCTCACAACCATCATTTGACGAAGCTGTCAAGATATTATATGGTAGTAATCCATGGCAAGCCAATTCAACTGGAAAGAAAACTCTGGTTGATATTGATAGACTCAATGCTGTGATATTTCTTCTATTTAAACCAGCAGGAGCAGGAAAAAACTTAATTGGCATGAGACCAACTGAATATCAATTTGGTATCTTCTCAAGTCTTATTTTCAACTCCAAAGCAAAGTTTAAAGTTGGAATGGACTCTTGCCTTTGTAATCACGTTTTGAAAAAGAGCACCCCTACCGAACTTCAAAAGTTATCAATTGATACGTGCGAAGGCGCCAGGATGTCAGGATATATCACTCCTAATATGATCTTTATGCCATGTAGTTTTGCAGAAAAATCACAATGGGGAGTGAGTCTAAGAAAAAAAGATATCGAACAGGTCTGGAATAAATCGTTGCCATTTAAAAGGTTCAGAAAAATGTTACATAAACAAAAGGACAAATGTCCACTAGAACTCTAAAGGGAGGGTGTTGCTATGAAGAAAGAGTCGGTACCGTTAACCAAACCCAATTACATAACCGTCGCCGTTCTAATTTGCTGTGTCATTCTTGCGTTCCTCGGTGGTTACTTCGATCAAGAATGGGCCGAAAATATTTATATGTTTTGGTCCGGTTTCGTGATGTTCGTCTTTATATGTCTTGCACTTGCAAAAGCTAAAATCAGACCCATGAAACCATTGGTTGTTATGTACACTTTCAACCTTCTCACGTGCGTTGCTTTGGGATGGTGGTGGTTAGCTATTTTTTGGATTGCAACTCATATATGTTGTTTCTATGGAATACACTTATGGGATCTAGAATATAATCCCAAACCTAAAAAAGATAAGGAGGAACCTGCAACATGAGAAAATACATTATCGCAGCCGTCATTATTTCTTTCTTGCTCCCAATCATCGCTTTCGCTGGTGTAAAGGCAGTTAGAATTGATCGGTTTGAAGCTATTGATAGGATCGGTCCAAACGACTATGATCTGGAAACTCTAAGAATTGATGATCCTGAAAATCCGTTTGTCAGCATTTATGTAGCACACATAATTGGAACCGGGATTCAATGGTCGGACCCAAGCAATGTATCAATTGCTTGTCGGTTAACTGGAAAAATTCCTGTTGATAAAGATGGAAAGCAGCTTATCAATAAAAAGACAAATCATGATATTGCTCACTTTCGGAAATCAATCGGAACCAAAAACATGAGAATTTCAAGGAGTTATGATAAGGGAAAGAATGTTCTTATCTATAATGTTTATACGACCAAGCTATTTGACGGGTCAATGAAACATTCTCTATCGGTTGTGCCATTGGGTATGCCTTTAGCGCCCTAACGACGGAAGGAAGGTGATCTGGTATATTTCAACCAGACCACCTTCTTTTTTTGCTTACTTAATGAAGAAATTTAACTCAATCTGTTCTACAACTCTAGTTGGTTCTAGAGTTACATTAACATGGAATCTCTTTGTTTTTCTTTCATAGTCTGTTGCACCAACATCAACTGAGTAGCTATATAGACCGCGTTTACTCTTAATGATTTCTAAGAACTCAATTAAGTTTGTGGCAACTTGTGACCAGGTAATTTCATCATTTTGTTCAAATATAAAGAATCTACAGAAATCCTCAAATGCTCTCTTAACATATAGAATAAGTCTAACAATATTTAGATCTTGTAGAGCACTTGGTCTTGCCTGTGTTGTTAACTGCCCCCAAACAACATAACCAGGATTGAACTTCACAATTGGGTTTAGTTGTTTGAGATACATCTGATCTCTTTCTCCAAGACGTGGATTAAATCTCAGGTCTTTGATTGAGTCGATTGCAGCTCTATTGTAACCAGCTGCTGCGAACCAAATCTCTGCGATATTATCATTTCTTGGTAGGATATAAGACATATGATAAACTGGTGAGAACCATACATCTTGTCCTGTAAATATGTCATACACTTTATTATATGATTCATAAAGTGCTAAGAAGTAAGTATTGAATGTATGAACATTACTTCTTTTTGCTAATGATGTAGTAACTGATGGGTTATCACCATTATCAAGAATACCAACAGAGTCACGTCTTGTTTGAGCAAGTGTGCTAATCTGCGTCTTAACATCGCTTGGATAACCTGAATCAAAGATCATTGAGTAATAAATATTTTCAGTATCTAATACAGCGTCATCAATCAAACCAGCATATCCTTGAGCTAATAGTTGAGTAGCTTCGGCAGTATCAATATCACCTGTTGCGGTTAATAGAGATCCGTCGCTACCTTTTCTTAGAGGAACTGGTTCAGCTGAAACAAACGGTTCTGCAAATGTACTGATATTAGCTTTAATCCTATATTCAATTTCAGAAGTAGGATCAAAGTCTGTTGTATTTCCATTCCAGGTTTGGCTTGCAGTACCTAATGCTCTTTCATTAAATACATTAACTGTTTCACCATCTATTCCACTGGATGCTCCCATCCAACCCCAAATTTCAACACCTTTTGCATCTTTGGCAGAAATAGAATAATTAGCATTACCAACTTCTGGTAATGTATCCCAATCTGAAAAGTCTTGTTTACTATCTGTGATTGTTGCAGCTCCACCAGTTGTAACTGTAACAACAGTACCAATATTTTTATCATATACTTTAACAACAGCATTATATCCTGAACTGTACTCTCCACTAACCAGTTCCATATCAGCTCTAAGAACGCTTGAGTATGTATTCAATACATCAACAATCCAAAGAGAATCACCTGCGCCATCTCTAGCGGTAGGATCAAACGAAATTTCAAATGATTCAATAATTTCGTCTTCACCATCAGATTGTCTCTCATAAATATCTATAATGTATTGATCCCAAAGAGTTGGGTTAGCGACTTCGGTAATTCTGACACCGATGCTGTTATACCATTGTCCTCTTCCGATTGGATATAAGAAACAAACCGGATATGTTGGTGGAACAGCAGCTAAAGATAAATTAGTCTTAATTTCGGTTTCAGTATTTAAACTATCAACGAAAGTAATCGTTATACTTGATGTGGTATCTGCAGCTCCGAATGACGCATCTATTCTCATATTGGAGTATGATGCATCATCTGGAAGGCATCTCATAAAATAAAGAGCTCCTGATTCTCCTAAATAATTATATGCGGAATAAGGGCCTTGACCGTAATTCTTTCCATACGTTGTGATGTTCGGTTCCCCGAACTCGGCGATATAATCAGCTCTACCGCCAATGAATTTTAGGGTGTTATCTTCTCCTTTCTCTGTTAGTGCACAAAGGAAACCAATTGTTGATGGTACCGCCTGTACGAATTGTGAAAGGTCGATAATTTTAGTGTATACACCCGGAGATACGTTTTGTGCCATATCTATTTTCCTCCTGTGATGTAAAATTCTCTATTGTCGTTTTTTAGTCTCTAAGATTCTAGCATCCTTTCTCCAGGTTTAAAACCCTTATACATACAAGTACCACCTGAATATTAAGCGTCTATCGCTTGTTTTAACAATTGATGGGAAAGTTGTTCTGGCAAATAAGGTGAAGTTTGCACTACCATCCACACCATATCCTCCAGAATCTGATTCTGCTGTAAATAACCCAGCTTCACTTAATATACTACCATTAGCATCATCAATCCCAATCGTAACAGTTATCTTTGTAACTAACCAATTATCATCATTTAAAGCATCCTGCTCAAATTCTACATCATCAAGAGGATGCTTGTAGTATCCTATATCGGGGTGGTCGGCGTCTGATACAGTCCAATAGTCCGCACTTGAAGCGTCTAAAGCATTGATCATTATCTGCGAATATAACTCAGTATCTGTAAGAACAGGTGGTATAGGATCTATTGGATCCGCAGGCAGAACACCACCGTCACCAAGACCAAACCAATTAATCCATTCATCTTTTGTAGATGTTACAGCTGGATTATCAAACATGACCATACGTTGTATCAGCCATTCCCGACCTTGATATAAAACTAAGTTATGACGACCGATAAGTTTTTTCTCTCCATCTTTCTCAACGTCATAGATTTCTACAAACCCTTGAGGTTTTTTAGCTTCTCTGGAAACACCATCACGAACTGCATCTCCCAAGCATTTATCTCCGTAAAAATCTTTTATAATATACTCTCTTGTCGAAATTTCTTTTTTTGTCATGGTTTAGTCCTTCCACACTAGTGACGTTTTACTTTATATTTTGTTCTTATTGTTCAGCGGGTTTAGAACTATTTACTATCTTCAAAAAGAAATAACGGAAAAGAGAGGGGACTGGGGAGCAACGAGCTATTTATTTATCGTTACTCAAGTAGCCAGTCCCCTCTCAGACTTATATAGGCACCCATACGTTTTTTGTTCTATTATTCTAGGAATGTCCCACAGTTGGGGCAGAACTTGAATGATGATTTTGACTTGACTCCACAAGAGGAACAAGTCAGTTTTCTTTCAACCGTTACCGGTTGTGAAACCTTATTACCTGATTCAGCAAGTCCTTTTAACTGAATTACAATAGTAGCAAGTTCTTCTAATTCGCCAATAGAAGCATAATTAAACTGTTGGTTACATTCAGATCCTTTTACAGTTATTCCCTCATCCGCATTTGGGATATTAGAAATATTTTCTACTCCAAGAGAATCCATTGTAACATTACTGCTTAAATCCACAACGTTTCTACTTACAGGCGGTCCAGAAGCAGCCATTGCCACAGGCGTTCCATCATCTACATCCTTACCGCCAGATGATGAACTATAAAGTGTATCATTATGACTCCAGTCAGGACTGCTATGATAAGTATATGTGAATGGACTATTATGATAGTGATGATGAACTTCCTCAATAACCTTCTTAATTTGAGGTTCAGGTCTCGGTTTTTCAAAAGCAAATTCTATTCTAACTAATCCATCATCTACTTTATCGCCTCTATGCTCACTAATCTCTTTCGTTTTGTTAATAAATCGAAAACGATTACGTGCAACATTTCCACGAAGAAATCCTTCTATTTCAGTTGATGTGTTTGCGTCAAGGATTAGACTACTGTTATCTAAAACATCTTCCCCATCAATCGAAATGTTCACGGATGCTCTTTTTGAGTTTAGATTTTTTAGTAGAATGGTGTACTCGCTTCCAAAAGGTAGGTAGACGCTTCCATCTTTAACTCTGAGGATTCGTCCATTTGATTTTACTTCAGCTACGAATTGATCTTTATAAGTCATTTTTACATCTCCTTTTACAGATCACAGACTAAGATCTCATAGATTTTAGTTTAAAGTCTGTTGGTGAATTACGCATATAAATACCTATATATTTATGTTCTAATAAATAAGTCAAACTTCTCTAAAATAACGATTATATATTATAGTTTGATACCACGACTTATGCCATTCTCTATCTTTATTAGCTTTTGTATTACAAGAACCGCAAACCGTTATTAAATTAAAAGGACTACAATCTTTTTTAATATAATTAATATGATGAACACAAAGAGTATTTCTAGTTTTATTACACTCAGGATTTAAACATATATAACCATCTCTTTCTTTTATAGATTCTTTATACTCTTTATCTAACCATTGCTCACAATAAGGTTCATAAGAAGTTCCCCCTTTCCAATTTGGATGTTTATCTCCCAGTATATCAAGTCTTTTTCTACCTGTTAAAAATTTACTGAGAGTGGGATTTTTCTTCCCATAATAATGATGGTTAATTCCAGAAATCTTTTTACTATGCTCTGGACGTTTCTTTCCTTTCCAATGACAGGTTCTACCAGTACTGCTTTTCTTAATTTTTTCTATAATATCTGGACGTTTCTTTCCTTTCCAATAATGTCCTTTTATATATAACGGAATGCCACGAGTTTTATGCCATGATTTAACTTCTATTTCTTTGTCACATCCACACTTGCATAAAGTCATAAAAATCCTCCATATATATTATGTTCCACTATATATATTAATGACCAGTAGGAACCATTCTTGAGCAATTAACCATAACACTTGGAGGTGTCAAATGGCAGAGTCAAAATATTATTATATCAAAGTTCAAAAAGCAGAAACCGAAGAAATTCGGGAACATGAAAAACTCGAAGTCAAAACTTCAATTGAAAATATAGTCTTGGCATTGGGTCGTTATGGATGGATAACCATCAATTATCATCAGGTATATGAGGATGACAGCGAAACCAAATCAGTCCAAACATCTGTAAATTCTGAGGAGGTTGAACAGGAGGTAATTTGAGAAACCAAAAGGGGTTCACTCTGATTGAGATCATTGCTGTCCTCACAATTTTAGGGATCATGATCTCACTCGGTGCTTACAAGTTCATGAAAACTTCAGTAAAGGCAGAAGACTCCGTGCTCACTAGTGTAATTGTTGACTTGAATAACAGAGAATTAGAAGCATGGACAAACCTAAAACTGGATTCAGGGTGGACCTCCGATGAAGAAGTTTACAATAATCTTAACATTCTTGATTATGACTGGAGATCAAAAAATCAGGATGAAGGGATTATAATGATAAGGGACAAATCATTTTCCCTTAAACGGATAAGGTCTGTCCGAAACGCTTACGGGAAGTGGGAGGTGTTGTATGACTAGTATTCTTATGTATTGTGACAAGTGTGCGGCAACTCATGCGTTGCCTATTCAATCTGATAAGATGTCAAAGGGTGAATGTTCAATCTGCCATCGTTACACCGGCGCATTGAATGAGACCACTCGGGAAGTTAATGAAACCCTTGAGTCAATGGATTTCGGTTCATTCAAGGTTGTCAGACTTCCGGATTTCCTTCCGGGTTTGAGTCCAAGTCAAATCCATATGGGTCATACGTATCAGGCCCAAACTCCTGAGTCGGTGATTTACTTCCCGACGATCAATGATGGAAATGGGCAGAAATCAATCATCATAGCCAACCCGAAATTGGGCGAGCAGATTCAGATTTTCTGGAAAGAGAAAATCTCGAAAAACCCGCCGGTGGCAAGAATCGATCTAAACGGTTCACCAGAAAAGTAAATATCGCTGATGGGGCATAGGGTAGTTGACTATGTCCCATAGGAGATTTTTACATTAACCATTACACTTTGGAGGTGTCAAATGAAAAATTTAAATAATCTTAAAAGGAAAATGAATTGTATTCTTTTCCTAGTATTATTCATGACCGGTCTCATATGTATGTCTGGTGCATTACAGAGTGAGATAAACAATCCGACATTATCAGAAGTTAGAATTTTAGAGATGGCGGAAATCTCTGAACCGCCAGACATGGAGGTGTTAAATGAGAATTCTTAAAAGTCAGAACGGGTATGCAATTGTTGTGGCTCTTTGTATTCTTTGTGTTCTAACCCTTATCGGGACTACATCCATTAGAACAGCAGTCACTGAGTTGCAGATTTCCGGTAACTTCGTAATAATGAAGATGAACTTCTATGCCGCTGAGAGTGGTATAGCAGTTTCACCATTATGGGCAAACCACGAAACCAATTACCCAGAAAGTGAATGGGGTAATATTGATTTCATCGGGACTGGTACAGGAGGATTACCGAATGATACCAGCTTCATCTTTGAAGTAAAACCTCAAACTAAAATCGATCCAGTCGATGGGAATTCTAAAGTTTTGAGGTATGGGGATCAGGATGGTGATTATTTAAATGAGGTTAACTTCACAACTGGTCCTCCCCTTATCATTACTGAAAGTCACGGCACTCATCCAAAGGGTGGCGATTCAGCAATAAGGGCAACTTACATCTACAGTCCTATCTTTATGATGCCAGATGCCGCGTTGCGAGTTCATACCAACGTTAATGGTAATGGTGTCAGTGGAAGTATTCTCGGAGAACACAAATCGGGTTCAAGCTGCGGTGACGTCGCGGATATTATGTATGACGTTGAAGGTGGCATCATTGAATACGGTGGTGATCTTGGGGATACTCCATTGATTACAGCATCAGGTGGGATGTATCCTATTCCACTGATCAAACCCTTGATCCTGAAAAGAGCTACCATTGAAATAGTTGGTAGTAACAACATTGATGAAGGTCCAATTGAATCTGGAACTTCTTCGGCAAATCCAGGTGTTGTTTACATTTCAGGAAACGCAAAGGCTACCAACCTTGTGGGTCACGGTATTCTCTTCGTTGATGGGAATATTGAACTTGCAGGTAGTCTTGGGTGGACCGGAATTATAATTGTGAGTGGAAACATTACCTTCTCAGGTGGTGGGACTAAAACAATTACCGGTGCAGTCATTGGTGGTGGGGACGCTGTCGCATTGAATGGGTCAGTCGATATTCAATATGATTGTGAAGTTCTATCTGATCTACATGATAACTTTTCAAACTATCGGCTGACGTCATGGAGGCAAATATGAGAAAACCTTACCTGCCCCCGAATATCAAAATTCGGGAACGAATGAGTTTGAAGTTCAAAATTGCAATGGTAGCAACCGCTATCCTTGTATCATACTTGATTAGCTTTATCTAATCAGGGAAGAGTGGGCCCATGCTGGTGGGGGTATCCGGAGAGGTCATCTCCGGACCCTACCCCAGTAGGGATGACTCCCACTCTTTTTTTGCCTAGATATTTTTCCCGTAGTATTTCCCATTGAACATAAATGAACCTTCAATGATGATCATGGTATAAAGATTAAAGAAACCTGTTGCCGGGAGATGCTCTACTATACCAAATCCATTCACCCAATGTGTCGGAGCATTTTTCTTGTAATCAGGTTCAATATTACAGAGACAAGGCAAAGATGTTGCCATATGATAACCTTTTGAATCAACAGGAGAAATCTTTGTAAACATCTGTGGATTATGAACATGAGCATATGCCACATTTCCTTCAAATTCTTCTGCGTGTTTTTTGGCGTGATACATACCCCAATATCGTCCATGAATAACCATCAACTTTCCAACCCTATGCATCCCATTGAAAGGAATTACTTTATATCCTCTTTCTTGTAATTGTAAATGATTATCAATATCTAAAAATCCTTCAAGTTCAGGATTTTCCTCAATATATGTTTGTACTCGATTCTCATGATTACCCATAATGAATGTTCTTCGAATATCAGTTCTGGTTATATTTTCATGAACTTTTAATATATCATTATTAAAATTATTATAATCTTTTAATAGTCTTTGCCCCTCTTTTAATAGAGGTCTGTTTTTATTCCAAAATGAAATACAATCCAATGACATTTGGTCTCCCATATAAACTAATTCATCTGGATCATAATCAAAAATAAATTCATTTAAAACATCCATAGTTCTACCATCACAATGAGGATGATGAATGTCAGGCAACAGCACAGTCTTTTGAACCTGCCATGCTGTCTCATCAAAATCGGTTTTTGCTTTAGTTCTACGAATATATGAACCTGCATATCTAAGAACTGTTTTTTCAGTACACCCAACTACTTTCGCAATCTCTTTGTTCGTTAAAGCTGTTGTTTCTGCCAATTTCATTATTTCTGCTTTAAATTGTGACATATTAATCACTACCTCCAAATGCTTATTTATATTGGGATTTATATTTTTGTTCTAAAAAGATAGTGAGACGACTCGGGATAAGTCATTGGTTTCTAACTATTTTCTTGGGTTAGAAACTCGGAAGGTTATGCCGCCAGATTAAGTTTAATTCTGCCGCCATTTTGTTGCAGGAGGTAATCGCCATTTTGTTGCAGGAGAAAATCTTGGATATCCTGTACTTCAATATTTAGCAAATCAAAACTATTAGTGCAGTCAAGTGTACCGCCTCCATCGAAATCTGCGAAACCACCTGATTGATAATAATCAGCAGGTTCGACAAGGGTATCCCCGGAAGTAGTATCAAGATAATATACTGAAGTAGTATCGCTTAAAGAAAAACTAGTTACAATTGCTGTACTATCTAAATCAGCAGGAATACAATTTAAGTGATCGGTAAAGTCTTGTCCGAAATCAATTTCTAAAGGTCTACAATCATCTGATACAGAACCAACATCATGCCATGAACCACAATCGTAAAATTCCCTTGGATTTAACGAACATAGAGCAGTTGAATCATCAGCACAACATGGTTCGCCACACGCCATACCTGTCATGAAATCATAGATATATTTTTCAACATCAGTTATAGTTTCACCAGGACCAACGTCTTCAACTATGATACTATTGAATAATCTCCTTGAAAACTCCAACATTTCAAGAGGAATTAATCGAGCTCGATAAGGTTTAAAAAACTCAATAATATCTCTAAATTGGAAAAATAGAGAATCAATACCAAACATAATATAAGCTATATTTATAAAACCAAAACTAACATTTGCTCTTAACCATTCTCCTAAGTCTGCCAGCAAACTTCCAAACACAACAAAGTTTGTTAACCCTAAACCATCCAGATTACTTTTAAATGTTGGGTTAATTAATTGTAGAACAGTTCCTGCATCACTGTGGTTTTGTAGAAAGTTTCTTGGTGTTACTCTAGTAAATTCATCATAATAATCAGACAGTTGAACAAGATGACTTGATCTAGTCCATGGATCCGGTTTTCCTGTTAATGAGTCATATATATCAAGAATTTCAACTGAATCAGTACTTGTGCCATCATAACAAACAAAACTTTTTCCCGGAGTTCCGACACTATAATCCTTATTGAATGTGTATATTGTTGCTAAGTATAATTCTAGGATAGATATTTGATCACCAGTAACCGTACAGATTGCGTTCTTTTCCGGTTCAATACCATCTTCGGACCATGCCTGATATTGATCTTGAATAGTTCGAACAAGAATTGATAATCCGCCTTCAAGTCCTTTCTCATCAAACAATGGTTTAACAGCAAAATATGGAGATCGTGATGGAAAGTTAATTTTGTTAGTGGTGAATAATTGTCTGATCTGATTCTCTTTATAGAACCAATGTGGGTCTCCCTGCGTTAAAAGTTGATAAGGTAAATATAAAGGAGATGTATCACCAGTTGTTCCTGCTGCAATTATTCCTTTAAACATTAAATCACTATGATCTTTATTTGCACGGTCATCAAACAAAAGATCAAATTCATAAATATCCAATTCACCAATTCCGTAATATTGTAATACATCAACCAACGCTTGTGGTGTTCCCTTTATCTTATATAAATTAACGAGGTCTAAAAAGAAATTAATCTTTGGTAATATTGCTTCATTATTGATTGGATTCTTTAAACTTGCAGAATAATTATAACCAAAACTCTGAAATAGATCATCCATCTGATCGTTTGGCATTTCATATATATCTGAAATGTTTTGTTGAAACGTTGCTATAGTTCTATGGGAAGCATTCCAATCTCTTAACATACCTCTTATTCTTTGATAGTCTGGAGAGTTATGCCCTATCTGATCAATGATTGTGGAAAATAGACGGTTTGAAGTTGACCTTTCAGATTTGGCAATAGCAACAAGAGCTTCCGTAAGACCCTCATCCTCACCTATAATTGTATTCCATATCTTCCAAAAATCATCTATTGTACGCGCCATTCTATCTCCTTAACAATCTTGGAAAATTACAGTCATAGAAGACATACACTTATAGTACTGATCAATAAGGTATGATTCATAGCACGACTGTAACAATCCGCCAGTGGATATTAGACTTGTGTTATTATAGTTTGAGAAGTTCCCGTTCACTTTCAAATCCAAAAATAAATAAATAAGCTTTGATAATTCTGTGGTTAAAGATCCTAAACTTGCTTTCAGTGTACATATACCTGTTCCAGTAGTATCACAAACAAAACTCACATCTGTTGAATCAATTACTAATAAATCGAAAGAAGTAGTATCAACTCCACATGCTGTATCTACTCCAGTTGAATCACATATTAAATTTCTATAACTCAGTAAAGCATCAAGCATAATAAAATCATCCGGTTGTAACGCAAAGATGTTATCTCCATCAACTGAATCTATATTAACATATTGGGATGAACCGGGATATACGATCATGCGGTCATAAGCAACTCGAGGAATGCAGAGGACATTTGTTTCACATTTATATTTATACTCATATGAATCTTGACAATAGTGATCATTAAAAAGCATACTGATAAATGAAACCTCTGATAAATACAATTCGGGAATATCTACAGGAGGCGGAACTCTATCTTTAGTTACAATCGCACTCTCGACTACAAAATGATTATACCAATGTTGTAGTTCAGGAACAATTGTATAAGAACTTAAAACTGTTGCCATCCTATTCCCTCTCTTTACTCAATATCTGTTTTTAAACAATCTGCTGTGCTGAGCATATCTAACATATGAACGAACATAGTTTCAGGATTATAATTGTTGAAAGAAAAATCCCCATTATTCTTTGCATCAGTACTCCATTGCCCTGAATGAAATCTGACAGCTTCTTCCATTTTAAAGAACTCTTCTTCTGTCATTATTTTAGAGAAAGTACCTTTATTTTCAGAAATCATATCAGCACCCAATTTATCATGGGTATAATCTGTATGTTTTCTTGTTCCCATTTTCCCATATTTTAATGAATCATGAAGAACAACTGCAAATAATAATGAATCTGATTTTTCAGTTTTCAATTCGATATTAAACATCCTTAAGATTTTAACTGTGGAATATAACATTTGATAAACATGCTCATCTATATTTGGAACTTCTCCAGAGTTTTTTCTGTGATATTTTCCAGTAGATGAAGTTGGTTTGCTCCATATATTCGGTAGGATCTTATTTATTCCATTCCAAAGTTTAAATCCTTTTTCTGTCATGTTCTGCTCTAGCATTTCTTTTATCTTTTCAAAATACATATCTAAACCCTTTCTATTTACTTCGCTTTCCATTTTTATATATTTCCCATGTTTGGTTTGTCCATTTTGTTATGGGAATTATCAACTCATTACCTGACTCTGTGAGTCTAACATAGATGAATCTCCATGTTGATTGAATAATAAAACCTTCTTTACCATTAACCATTACTTTGACATTTTTTCCAAGATCTTTGTTGGATCTAAACATCAAGTAAGATGATAAATTATCATAATATCTTTTCAATACTGCAAGACATATTGCTGCAAAGAAGATACTAAATAATGCCTTCCATGGTACTGAATTAAAGATGTCTGTGAGTATTGTTGTTATATCCATTATAACCCCGTAGTATCGTATCCTTTAGCTTCCAAGTACTTTTTGTATTTCTCTCGAACTTCTGGAGATAGTTTCATAATTTTTTCAAATTGCTCAGGTGTTAAAACTCGCTTGTCGTTTCTAACTTGACTGCTAGATATTTGTCCGCTAGATTTCACTTTAACACTCTTAGGAGCATCCAGTACAGTAGCTCTTTGTCTAATCATTATTAGAGTCTTTTGATTCTCAATAATTGCTGCATCCTGTTTTTCATCTTTTGCACCTTTCTCTTTCAGTGCAGTTTCTTGTCTTTGTAAAGCTTCTCTATCTTTTTGAATCATTAATTGAAGAGTCTTATTATCCACCTTCTTTTTAAGCTCTTCGCTCATGCCGTTGTAAATAACCCCAACTGGTCCAAGAACAAACATACCAATAAGAGTAAGAATAACCGCAGCAGTTGCAATTGGTTGCCTCTTATAAATTGGTGGCGGTGGAGGTTCCGGTTTTCTAAATGGATTAAACATTTCTTTATTCTCCTTATAACAATAGTAAGAGTACAACTATTGAACCAATAGTGATTCCATATAGTGCTGTCTTATGTATCCTGTTGTCCCAGTCGTGTTCCCATTTCTCACGTCTGTATGCATCTTCTGAACTAATCCAAAGTTCTCTATACACTTCAGACTTTCTCTGCTCCATCGCTAATAACTCTTTAAGCGCGTTTATTTGATCTATATAGGTATTAATTAAGGCCTCTTGATCAAGGGCCACCCCTTTATATGTGACTGCTAATTTCACCACAGCACCAACCTTGGCGTATTCAGCAGGTGCCATCATTACATGAGTTGCCTCTGCTTTATCAGAAACAACTTCATATGACTGATCAGTAACCTTTTTGACATACATCCTTTTAATAGGCCCTGGTTTTGGAAGAGCGTCTAACTCTTCTTGGACTGAATATGGTGGTGTTTCGTCAAACTTAATCACCTCTGGTTTATATGGTTTAAACGGTGGAGGTGCACAAGCGATTAAGAATACTCCAATGATTAATATCGCAATTAGATTTTTCATTTTACAGGTCCTTCCAATCTTCATCAATCTGATCATCAATTGCTGCTAGATTGTCCTTTTTCAAAGTTTCTTGAATTTCTACAGCTGCCTTTTGTAGCTTCTCTTTAACCTTTGCTTTGGTTTCTTCAGATGCATGCTCTGACGCCTTAATTTGAGCAGCTATCACCTGTTGCTCCTTTGATGTTTCAATGACCTCGTCTTGCAGTTTCTTTTGTAAATCATCTTTCTTAAATGTATCTAACAATTTACTTTTTTTCGACCGGCCGAGTAACTTCGGTAAGAATATAGCTAATGCCCCAGCAATTCCAACTGCGCCAAGACCATACAGAATAGTTTCTGGTCCCATGATATTCTCCTTACGCTTTCATTTTTTCAATGATTTCAGTATTATTTTTCTCTTCCTCATTTAATGCAGTTAATTTCTTAACCTTAAATGTTTCACGTACTACAATAATAGTACCAGCTAAACTTACAGTAAATGTACACCATGCTATAAACATATCTGACACAATCTTCATCTGTAACAAAATTGGTACTAATTTATCTCGATGTTCAGAAGCAACAATAGCCTCCAAACTATCTTTAATAAATTCAAGATGCCATCCAACAAGAACTGCCAAGACAATTGTAGAAACAATAAATGGTAGTATAAAGAACCATACTTTAACGGATGCTAAATTTTCAAGACACTTAACCCCAAATGCACACCAGTATTCTTTTGCTTCTTTCGATAATTTAAATATTGACATAACTAACTCCTTGGCCTATTCACAAGACCTAGTACTTCTACCTACTATATTTTCCTTTCATTTTTTTAGATTCTTTTACAAAACAAATTCTACAAATTTGCCACCTGCGTCTCATTCTCCAGTTTAATCTCAATAAATCCTCCTTATTTAGGACGTTTCTTTTTTAATAACTTAACAACGTTTTTAAGGACCTCAAAACTATTTTTAGAATTTTGACTTGCTTGTTCATATACTAAATCCTGAATATGTTTAGTTCTTGTTCCTGCCTTTTCCATATATCTATAAATATCTTCTTCTGACGGATTTTTTAATGATTGCTTTAAAATAGATTTCTTTTCTTCCAGAAGTTGTCTTTTAGTTTTTTGTGGTTTTGCTTTTACAGCTGGTGCTTTCTTAGACTCACTAACCCTTGCCTTAATGGAAACTTTACTTTTACTTCCATCTAATTCGGCTGTGATGGTCATTGGTTTGGATATTTTCATTTCATCTTCCCAAGGTGTAAAGATACGATCCTCGGCAATAATATCAAGTCGGGCATTAACAATTGTTCCGCTTCTTAACGTTGGGAATATTTCAGATAATGGAGAGATAACTGTTGTGATTCTATCTGATTCAATTAACGCCGGGAAACCGTATTCAATCCCTTCATGCATGAAACGGACAAATCCGCCCAATTCGTCACACCCAACCCCATCTATTTCAACTTGAAATGTTAAAAGTTTTTCTGCTGTTGCATCTAAAGTTAACATTGTTAAATACCTCACACCGGTTAATTCTTTATATTTTGTTCTAAGAAAGTTACTCTAACTTAACATTTTTTATGGTTATCATTTGTATTGGTTCACGCCATTCATCAATATCAGATAAGAATACTTTCTTAATTCTAATACTACATGGAGGAGAAGGATCAGGATCAGCTCTATATGGAGGTGCTCCACCACCACCTCCAGTAGGTGGACATGGTTCAAAACAATCTTCGTCATAGAATATCTTTTCAATTGAACAGACATCTGCACCTGGGGTGATAACTGTTAGTTTAATTCTATAGTCTACTTTATATGGCCAAGAATATATAAATTGATCTGATGTACTATCACAACTACAAGCAAGAGCTTCACCATTTGAATTATCAAATACTTCCCAGAAGTACTGTAAATCTTCTGGTGGATAAACGCTGATTGATGTTGAATAGTATACCCAACTACATGACGGGCAACATAATTCATCATCGACTTCTATTCTTTCAAAATCACATATTAAAGCAGCAGCTGATGAACTTGAACTTGATGAACTACTAGATTTACTGCTAGAGCTGCTACTTGAACTTGATCTGCTAGAGCTACTACTTGATGATCGACTACTACTTGAACTAGAGCTAGATGATGATCGACTAGAACTTGAACTAGAGCTAGAAGATGATCTTGAACTTGAACTAGAAGAAGAGCTGCTAGAAGATGATCTTGATGAACTACTACTACTTGAGCTGCTTGAACTAGATCGACTCGATGAACTCGATGATGAACTTGAACTAGATGATCTGCTGCTAGAACTACTACTACTTGAACTAGATGATGATCGACTAGATGAGCTGCTACTTGATGAACTTCTAGATGAGCTGCTACTAGAACTACTTGATTTAGATGAAGCACTAAATGATGAACTGGAGCTAGAACTTCTACTTGAACTAGATGAACTCCTTGAAGAAGAACTGCTTGATGAACTAGATGATGATCGACTAGAACTACTTGATGAACTAGATGATGATCTACTGCTAGAGCTGCTAGATGACGAACTTGACGATGAACTACGACTAGAGCTACTAGATGATATGCTAGATGAAGATGAACTGCTTGAACTTGATGAACTAGAAGACGATCTACTAGAACTACTACTTGAAGATGATCTGCTAGATGAACTAGAAGATGAACTCGAACTACGTGATGAACTCGAGCTACTACTACTTGATCTAGATGAAGAACTGGATGAAGATGAACTCGAACTTCTTGATGAACTACTACTACTAGATGATGATCTAGATGAAGAGCTACTTGAACTCGATGATCGACTACTACTGCTTGAGCTGCTTGAACTTCGTGATGAGGATGATGAACTACTAGATGATGAACTACTTGATCGGCTACTACTACTTGAACTGCTAGACGATCTAGATGAACTAGAAGATGAACTCGAACTACGTGATGAACTCGAGCTACTACTACTTGATCTAGATGATGAGCTGCTAGAAGATGATGAACTGCTGCTACTTGACCTTGAAGAAGATGAACTGCTACTGCTTGATGAACTAGAACTTGAACTCGATCTACTTGATGAAGATGATGATCTGCTACTTGAACTTGAACTCGATGAACCGCTAAAACTACTGCTAGATCTACTACTTGATGAAGATGATCTACTACTAGAAGAACTACTTATACTTGATGAAGATGAACTCGAACTGCTAGAACTAGAACTAGAAGATGAACTTCTGCTAGATGAGCTACTAGATGAACTGCTACTACTTGATCTAGATGAAGACGATGAACTCGAACTTGATCTACTGCTACTACTTGAAGATGACGAACTACTTGAACTGCTTGAACGACTACTACTGCTTGATGAAGATGATCTAGAACTGCTTGATGAAGATGAACTGCTACTAGATGATCTACTTGATGAACTGCTTGAGCTGCTAGAAGATGATCTACTGCTACTACTACTTGATGAAGAAGAACTAGATGATCTGCTGCTAGAGCTGCTACTGCTACTTGACGAACTCCTTGAAGAAGACGAACTGCTTGAACTACTACTTGAGCTAGATGACGATCTTGAGCTACTACTGCTACTACTGCTAGATGAGCTTCTTGAAGAAGATGATGAACTAGAGCTGCTTGATCTGCTTGAACTTGATGATGAGCTACTAGATGAACTTCTTGAAGAAGACGAACTGCTTGAACTGCTTGAACTTGAAGACGATGATCTACTACTAGAACTGCTACTACTGCTAGATGAACTTCTTGAAGAAGACGAACTGCTTGAACTGCTTGAACTTGAAGACGATGATCTACTACTAGAACTGCTACTACTGCTAGATGAGCTTCTTGAAGAAGACGAACTACTGCTACTGCTTGAGCTGCTAGAAGATGATCTACTGCTTGAACTGCTACTACTGCTAGATGAGCTTCTTGAAGAAGACGAACTGCTTGAACTGCTAGAAGATGATCTACTACTTGAACTGCTTGATGAAGAAGAACTAGACGATCTACTGCTTGAACTGCTACTGCTACTTGATGAACTTCTTGAAGAAGATGATGAACTAGAACTACTACTAGAACTTGAAGAAGAACGACTTGAGCTGCTACTACTTGAACTAGATGATGATCTACTAGATGATGAACTTGAACTTGAACTGCTACTACTACGAGATGATGAACTAGAACTTGATGATGATCTGCTTGAACTTGAACTACTGCTAGATGATCGACTGCTACTACTACTTGACGAACTAGAAGATGATCTACTAGATGAACTTGAACTACTACTACTACTAGATGATCGACTGCTACTACTGCTAGATGAACTAGAAGATGATCGACTAGACGAACTCGATGAACTTGAACTACTGCTACTTGAAGATGATCTACTGCTTGAACTACTGCTACTACTTGAAGATGACAAACTGCTTGAACTTGAGCTACTACTAGATGATCTACTGCTTGAACTACTGCTACTACTTGAAGATGATCTACTTGAAGATGACGAACTGCTTGAACTTGAGCTACTCGAAGATGATCTACTACTACTGCTGCTTGAGCTGCTAGATGATGATCTGCTAGATGAACTAGAGCTACTCGAAGATGATCTACTACTGCTGCTACTTGAGCTACTTGAAGATGATCTGCTAGAAGACGAACTCGAACTAGAACTACTACTACTAGATGATCGACTAGATGAACTGCTACTACTGCTACTTGACGATGAACTAGATCTAGATGAACTACTACTACTTGACGATGAACTTGAACTAGAACTTCGTGACGAACTACTAGAGCTTGACGATGAACTTGAACTAGAACTTCGTGACGAACTACTAGAGCTTGACGATGAACTAGATCTAGATGATGAGCTTGATGAAGATGACGAACTAGACGATATACTTGATGAAGATGAACTACTGCTACTTGATGAAGATGAACTACTGCTACTTGAACTTGAAGATATAAATCGAATAGTAACATCTTCAATTCGAGTATCTACACAAGAAGAAGTAGAGCTTGATGATGAACTTCTTGATGAACTACTACTGCTTGAACTTGATTCTAATGTAACATCATTGACCACACACACAGCAGTACAATCATTAGCATCCCAAACACTTGAAAGAATTATATGTCTTGGAATTGCTGAAACACTACTAAGAGTATGAGTTAAATTAGCTGTTCCATCGCCTTGAAAAATTCTATATGTAATACCAGCCGTACTAACTGCCTGAGATTCATTTTGTACTTCTACTTGCTCATCATTATGTGCAATATATAAAGCACCATTAGGAGGACTATCACCTGTTCCTTCACTATTAAGAAGGTGATGTACTGCTAAATGTAAACTCTCAGGTTTGTGACCCCCCATACCACCATAAACAGTTGTATGCTCATAAGTTTGAGTTCCAGACGGTCTGCTTAGTTCTATACTTGAAGTAACTTGTGGTGGATGTTGATGCATATCAGCCAAAGATAAACCAGAAAGAAAAGGTTGTACGGTTGCTTCTCCCCAATCCTGAATTTGTGCCTTAGCTAAAAAGAATCCTCCCAACGCAGGAAGATCATCATCATATAAAGCAAATAAATGAATAGAGCTTGTTCTACCAACTATTGCATCTACGACTGAAACAGAAGTCATATCTATTCCATCAAATCTACAATATTCAACAGAACTTGCTAGTGTATTGTCTTCCCAAGATACAGCAATTAAAACTATTCTATCAGTACCAGTAGGTCCAATATGGATAAATGTAGTAGCATCATGAGCACTATCAGAACCAAGAACTCCACCCTCACTATCAATAGTAAGACCGTAGGTGACTCCTATCTGAACCCAACCCAAACTAACAAAACTTAATCCATCATACGGAATAAATTCTATACTATCTAAACCTGCTTTAGTAGAAGCAGTTTTATAAGCAATATTTACACAATCATCACCAGGTATATATTTATCAATTTTTATTTGGGCATTTTGCATTATACCCAATAACCATTTTTCTGAAACAGTAGAACCAGCAGGACAACCGAAGGTTAAAATTTCTGAGTCACCAGAACCACTTATTGTAACATTATTATCTGTAGTCCAGTTACCAGAAAAATCCTCATCGAAATCTTCTTCAACTCCAGTATGATGCCCCCAAGTAACTGTACCTGGTGCAGCTGAACTTGAACTAGTTGAACTTGAACTTGAAGAACTACTACTTGATGATCTTGATGAACTACTTGATGAACTTGAACTAGCCACCTCAGCAGCAATTAAAACAAGAGTTCGTTCATGTACTGTAGCTGTACCACCAGCAGTATTCCATTGAGTAGCAATTGCATCAGCAGAACCCACACCAGTTATATAAGCATGTGTAGTATTAGGATATGAAGTATCTGGAGTAGAAGCATCTTGATCTGTGTTACGTTCAGAAGCAGCTATTGGCGTACCCGCATCAGTAAGGCGAGTTTGCATATCAAGGTTAGTTCCAGTATCATTCTCAATGCTTGTTGAGAAGAATGCTACATAATCATCAGCTACTCCAGCAGTAACTGTCATTCCTGTCATAGCAACATATGTAGCAGATGCAGTTGAAGCATCACCCGTTGCAGTTGCTTGATAATAAGCAGGAACTTTTTGAACTACTAAAGTTCTTTCATGAGCATTAACAGTTCCTGTTCCATTACCATCACGCCACCTAATTTCAACTGTGCCAGTAGTCCAAGCAACGCCAGCAACAACACCCATTATAAATTCGGTATTAGGAATAGAAGTCTCTTGAAACTGTTCACGTTCAGTATGAGCTTGTTGTACTCCATTTACATAGATAGAAAAAGTTGGACGTTCACCAGAACCACCATAAAGAGAAGAAGAAAAGTAAACTAAATAATCGCCAGCACCAGCAGTTGGAGTAATCTGCATATTTGTCATTAATACATCAGTGGTGCTTGCGGTACTTATATCATTGACAGCACTTGCCTGACTTAAATCACTAGAGCTGACTTCCTGTAATGTTAATGTTCTTTCATAACAAGTCGCTGTTCCTGCAGTATCTCTATTCCATCTAATTTCAACTGCTTGCCCTGCGCCAACTCCTGAAAGATAAGCATATATAGATGAATTTTGCACTCTTGAAGCTATAGAACTTTCTTGATATTGTTCTCTCTCTGTATGAGGAACAGCAACTCCATTTACAAAAACTTGATAGAATATTCTCGATTGAGAACTACATTCAGCAGAGGTAGTAAATGCTAAGACATAATCACCTGCGCCAGGTGTTAATGTCATTGAATCAAGCAACGCATAAGTCGCACTAGCTATAGTAGTGGTCCCAGTTGCCGTAGCTTGAAAGACAGCCATTATACTCCTCCGTTATTTATATATGAATCAATCTAATCTGTACCCATCCTAAACTTGTAAAACTTGTACCGTTATATGTTGACCATGAAGCTACTAATACTCCAAGCCCTGTGGTCGCAGTCCTATATTGAATTACTGGTGCCGGACCATACCCTGTTCCATATTCATCAATTAATATTTCCGCTTCTCCTGCTCCAAGAGGCCAAACTTGAAATGTAATAACTTGATCACATGATGTAGCATCTATATATTCATTATCATTTCCAGGTGTTCCGCCTATCTCCCATCCAGTTGTATTATCTGTAAAATCTCTATCATAATCTTCTAATACTCCTGTGTGATGCCCCCAAGTAATCGTACCGCCCACTGCAGAACTTGAACTAGATGAAGTGGAAGATGAACTAGATGATCTAGATGAACTAGATGACGAACTACTGCTACTCGAACTTGACGAACTACTGCTACTTGATGAAGATTCGATAGCAATATCTTCAATGATGGTGGGAATACATGAACTTGCACTTGAAGAAGAACTACTTGA